CTTTAAATAACCAGTCTGTGGAAATTGCGTTGTCACTGTTGATAGTACATACATTGATGTATCTGAAGATGTGACATTGGCAGTTAATTCAGTAATTGTTAATGAAGCATTATCTGGTGGAGACCAGAGCTTTTGTAATGACCCAGAAATTGTTTGAACAGACGAGATAGGAATTACAACTTTATTACACTGAAGTGAAACAACATAGTCTGCTTTTGTTATGTTTGTAGAATCGCTAAGTGAAGTCTGAATACTTGCATGCTGATCAATTGATGGTTCAAAGAACCTATAAAAGTGTTCATACTTTGCTTTATCATATTCATTGATATAGAAACGACCCATATCCGCAAAAGAAATATCATTTGCTATCTCTCTAATAGAGTTCTCATTACCGTATAGAAAAGCAAACTCTGTTAAAGGTTGAATTGATGATTCAACATATCTATCCTCAACTTGCTCATCAGTAAGACATTTTCTATACATGGCAAACTCATCAACATACAGACTTCTTGCAGTTGTTGGTGGAACTTCTGTGCCCGATAAAGCGACTCCAGGTGCTGCAATACCTTCGTCAAAGTATGATCCTCTGCCTCCGATTGTAATATCCTTAGATGCCCAAGAAATTGGAACTCCTTCAATAATCTCAGTATCTTTCAAATCACCGTTTACAAAATACTTCAAATAAAGACCATCATAAGTTACCGCAATATGAGAAAAAGCTGAATTTGATAAAGCAGTGTTTGATGAAACAGTTTCTGTTACGACTGCACTATTTGCAAGAACACATTTAATCTTAAACCCATTTGATGACGAGTTATTAAAGAATTCAAAGCCAGTTGTTGGATTTGCATTACCCCAGTTACTAATATACTCCCCGTCACTAGAAAAAGAGCCATTATGAAACTTTCCAAAAAATTCAATTGACCAAGGATCATCTGCTTGAGATGTTAAATTGCTTGATGCACAATATGGAATCCTCACATACGAATTACTTTGAAGTAAAACAGATTTATCACCTGGATCAGATGTGAGCCCTGATGGTTGGTTAAGAACTGGGGAATTGACATAGACTCCGTTATTGCGATGATTGAAAGCATCCTCATTAGCAATGTTTGACGAGGCATCTTTACTACCTATTGAATCCATAGCAACGATAGTGCAGCACTGGCTTGCACTAATTAATTCATCGCTACCTCCGTCTGGTGCTCTATAAAGAGATATATCAAATGATGGAGACCCAGCATTATTATAGGAGTGGTAAAACTCAATTCTTAGTTTTCTAGGAACACCAGCTTTAAAATTAATCATCTGTGATGCATACCTTGTTGACACAGTTGCTAGATTAAATTTATTGAGAATCAGCATGTCATCAAGATAAATTCTTACCCCACCGTAAGAGATCGTTACTACTAATTGCTCTAACCCAAAAGCTGGGGATATATAGTATCCATCAAATACACCATTGTAGTATTCAGAATAAACTGCTGAGTCTAGTGCAGTGAATGAAAAGTTTGATAAATCAACTGCGTATGCTGAAGATGAAGATATGTTTTTTGACAATGCGGTGTATGATGGTGACGAGAATGCCTTTTCTCCGAGCGCTTTATCTAGCGGGCTCAGTTCCTTATCAATTGCATCCGCAACAATATCTTTTACACTACTATCTCTCTTATTAGTTGGCATTGCCCAGAAACGAGCACGAAGACCTGTTGATGACACAATATTATTACCGCTTCTATCAATAGACTCCTCGTTGAAAGAAAATGATGCAACAGCACCTCTGCTCTTTGCACCCCTGCGATAGTTATTTAGTTTGACAATATCTGCACTTGGGAAGTTTGCTCTCATTAAGAGGTTCTCAATGGCATCTCCAACATAAGCATTTTGCATAAAAAAACCGTAGCTGATTGTTCTTTCTGATAAGAACTTACCCCAGTCTTGAAGGTTTGCACTAACAGACATGTCTGTTCCAGATGACCATTCGTCAACATAGAATGTTCCATTTTTTACATATTCATAAATATCAAACCGAACTTCACAGCCAGCCGTGTGTGATTTTGCAATCGTGTTGCCATACCCTCTCTCCAGAATGGTAACAACATTAGATGAATTAACCGATGCACAGAGAATCGTTTCTTCTGATTGAGTATCTTTATCCAAAACTACAATAAAGCTATCTCCAGCACCACCAGCAGGAAGCACTGATCTGTCCAAAACAGTGAAGGACATATCTGCATTGGATATGTTAGATTGCAAAGTTGTAGTTAAATAAGATGCATCAATATTGTCAGATGGTGGTTTCTTAATTCTCCAGCCCGTGTATATTTCAACCTCAAGGTCTTTAACCATGTATTGACCATATGTTGAGCTATTGCTGAATATGTTAAACACTTTGGTTGTATTATCAAGATTGAGATCAACTGATGCTATTTCAGAGCCGCCCACTGGTAAGCTTGTTGAGTGAACATCTCTTGCTCTATTTACTGAGTATGAGATTACATAATCACTAATATCTGTTTCATAAATAGGAACAATCTCTTGTATGCGAGCATAATCTTGTGGATTTACCGTTGTGTAAACGGTTACTCTAATTCTAGAAACATTTTGTGACGATAGTGCCGTTGATAGTATATGATCTTGATAATACGAACCCGCTGGGATTGTTCCAACTTCGCTTAATAATGTATTTAGCGAACCATCAAATACCTGTAGCAGGTATGTTGAAATCTGACCATAGAACTCTGATGTTACAATTCTTACCTTATTAACTTTTCTTGTTGTAAAAGTAGCTTCAACATAAGGATTTGTAGCAAACTGATAACCATCGTATGTAGCGTGAGCATTTGCTGTACTTACACTATTTGACCACCACCCAAATTCAAGATTACTTCCAAGCTGTGTATTTGAAATATCTGACGATGTGAGTGATGGCATTGCATACCATGAACCATCTGCCCTAATGACATTACCATCAATATCTTTTGCACCAGCAACAGCCCAAGTAAAGGACTGTCTTTTTATCCCGTTCATAGCCTCTTTTGCAGGAAAGAAAAAACCTCTGCCTGGATAGGCATTGCTTGCTGGAGCATCATTGGTTGTAATAACCAAATTGTCAACATGTCTACTATCCAACCATTTGATAATAATTTTTGGCTTAATTCTTTGAGCAGGAGATGTTATTGCTGTATTAAAAGAGCTAGACAGCTCTTTTCCATACAATCCAGATGTTAGCATCTACACCTCCTCTAGCGTCATAGAGCAATCAAAATAGTATACATCATCTACAAGATCTCTTCTTATTAAATTTTCAGAAAAGGTTGATACAAAAACCATAACATTCTCTTCTGTATAGGGAGTAACTCCGTTCTCATCTTGATTAATAATTGTTAATGTATGAACATCTGGGTCCATAGCTACTGTCTTAAGGTAATTTCTTGACTCTCTATAGTCCACTGTCTTGCTACTATAGTTTGGAATAAAGCTCCATTTAATATTAAATGTCCTCTTACCAGAAGAATTTGCTGCATTATTCTTATAGTATCTAGACGAATCACCAGCACAATTTATATTTTCAACGAATAATGGTGTTACAGAGTAATCAAATGTTCTTGTTTGATTAGTCAATGGTTTTCCATCAAGCATTAATAGAGCCCTGATTAGCGAACTATCTGCAGTTATGTTCGCTCCAAACCTAATTGCCTCTGCACGAACATCCAGATTGTTAAGTATATTAATTCTTATTGTTGCTAAGAATATCTTGCCAGCGGTAGTGAGATTTACCTGACCAGATAGGTTTGCAACAGCAAAAGCAATTCTTGTTCCATTTGAAACCATTGATGAAAGAATTGCTATTTGAGATGCGCTATATGATGTTTTAACCATAGATGCAGACACTGATGAGTCGGAGCTCAAGACGCAAGATGAGATTAAAATCTTTGTTCCGCTTGCTACAGAGTTAGAATCAGCGGAGAGTGAAGCACTTGCATAAGCAATCTTTGTAATATTTGTTTCAACAAGAACTTCTGCTGAAATTACAACATCACCATCCTGTCTTTCTGTTGCAATAACAACAGTTGCGCCATCAACAGCAAGATTTGCTGCTGCATATGCAATCTTGTATGCATTTGATGTGAGCTGAGAATTTGATGCAATCGTAATATTTGTAAATCTGAACTGATAAGAAGATACTGTTAGTGTTACACTACTGTTGATATCAATAGTGACATCCGCAGCATCCGCTTGGTAGAAATCTATACCACGATTAAGTGGTTCACTAAATGAATAAAAACTATCTGACATTTTCTATTTCTCTTTAAGAGAAATCTCAACATTGTAGTAGGCACATTGGTTGGGGATATCTCTTCTCACTAGTGTTTCGCTGTATGATTCAACATAGACAACAGTATTATAAGATGGTTCTGCTGGATCTAAGGTGATTGATAAACTTGCAGATGAAGATGTTTTGGCAACTGATAGCAGATAGTTTCTTGCCTTACGACCATCAATTGTTCTTTCTGGATGGTCTGGGAGATACTGAAAAGAAAGGGTGTATACATTCTTAGCGTTCTTAATAAACCTTTTTTTATTCCCGTTTAATAATTCAACATTTGACGCAGATGTTGCCATTGAGCTTGAGAATAGGCGACCATGCTCGGTAATTTCTTCCCCATTAATAACTACCAAATGTGTAATACCAGATTGTTGATTTTGTATTGTAGCTACCATTTAGAAACCGCCCTGTATTCCATTATAACTTGTAAATGTTCTTGATTCTAAACCAGCTGCCTTTTGTTGTCTTGGGAGTACATTAACATTGTAATCCTTCATCATTCCCTTAAACCATTCTTCTTCCCCGATAAAGGTGTCAACATTAATATTGACGGTTGATACACTTGTTGATCCACCACCACCTGCGTATGCTGGTGCTCCAGAAGGTGCTGTAAATCTTGATTGATTAATTCTTTGCATTGTTCCTAGACCCATATTTCTTACAGCATTTGCATTAACAACATACTCACCACCATGAAGGATTGCAGGAACTGGCATTGAAGGTGAACCAGGAACATAGCCACCAACTTTATATCCAGGAAGTTGCCCTATTAGAGTGTCTGTTGGCTTTCCACCATAAAAATTCAATCTTGGGTCAACACTTCTCATAACCTCTTGCAAGAATTCCAAAGATTTTTTATGCAACAGTAGTTTGTACTGCTCATTATTTGAATCTCTTTTAATCGCCATTGATCTCTCAACAGAATCTCTAATTTGCTGAAGAGCGTTGCTGTCTAATTCGTCTGATAGAGCTTGTGAATAATTTGATGAAATTGCATTATATGCTCCAGACAACGAACGAGCAGGTAATGATTCAGATGAGCTCAATAATGAATTAAGAACTAATCTTAGCTCTTGCATTTGATCTGGAGGCAGATCAACAGTATCCATTGGTTTTTGCCATCTAGCTATGACATCTGGAAATTGAGAGACCATAGCAGTACCTTGCCATCCTTCTGGATCTGGTATCTCGTTCTTCATTCTAACAATATAACCACCTGTTGGTTCTTTAAAAATGTGACGCATTAAAGTTCTAAAATCACCATTTTGATCACCTAATAAAACATTAGTATTTGAAAGAGGGAAATTTCCTTCTTTTATACCAGAAGATGGATCATAGCCAAATAACATACTCATATTATTTAAGATTGGATTACCACTAGTATTATTTCCAAGATAAGCAAACATTTGCTCAAAATCAAATCTTTGAATAAGACCAGGGCTATCATATGTTACAAGCTCTTTAAACTTAGTCATATCTCCTTTATTCTTGGCTTCAATCAATTGAAGCAAGAAATCATAGGCTCTTGCAACATACAGCCGACCTGCGCTAAAGCTATAAGCAGCACCTTTGAGCAATGGATATCCAGAAACTGGACCGAACGAAGTCATATGCTTGAGCGCACTTGATGCTAAATCAGTTCCAATGTTTTCATCAACGCTTGCTGGTGGTTTTATTTGACTTAGACCAGGAATGGCTCCTTTATGAATCCCAATTTCAGATGGTGTCAAATTGCCGACTACTTGATCATATAGATCTGTTTTTTCTATTTTTGTCTTAACATCAAGTGGGAATTTAAAGTTTTCAAAATCCCAAATATCAGTCATATCAATAACATCTCCAGTATTTGCTGTTGATCTTCCTGTTGGATTAGGTAGCCCAATCATCTCCATAATTGATTGGATTATTCCAGGATTATCGTTTGCCATTCTAAACGGAAGAGAGCTAGAACCTGAGGTTGTGGATGCAATTTCATTAAACTGAGTCTCAAGGAGGGAAGCGCCAGTTTTCTTTATGTCATCAATCTGGTTAAATGTAGGGAGTTTAAAATAGTTTCCTGTGCGTATTCCTTTTTGACTTTCCATTCTAAACAACATCAAAGCTTGGAAAATTTTATTTGTTTGTTGATCTTGAATTAATTTTTTCCATGCATCAATTTCAAAATTATTAATTAATTCTTTTTCTGCTAGGAAATCAAATGGTATATCCTTTATGTCATTTATTCCACCAAGAGCATCGGCGTACTGAACTGACGCTACTCTACCGTAAGATCCCCCAGCGTATGAAACTGATTTTGCCCATTCATCAGTAGCCGTAAAAGGAGATAGATTTAAAGGTTGCATCTGAGGTGTGCCCGTCTGAACAGATACTGGATTAAACATTTTTATAGGGCTGGCTAGTGGTTTTGACATATCTGGTATTACATAATCCATAGTCTTCATACCTAGCTCTTTACCAGCAACTGATAGCCCCTTTTCTGGATCATAGAAAGTGCTAGAGGTTGGTTTCCATAGCTGCCCGATGATATCTCCATACTCACTTGGCATGAATTCTTTTAAGATGTCATTTACACCACCAAGATTTGTACTCTTTGTGTATTCAAGAAGCGTTTTTGTATTAAGTTCAAATCCAGGATATTTACTTGCTAAGTCTGGGACAACCAGAGAAGCTTGTCTGCGCATTCTTTCTGCCAAGAAAGTATTGAAATCTTCAATTAAGAAACCAGCCAGCATACCATATGCTTCACCTGTCCCAGATGTTGAATTGTATTTTGCTTCTTCTCCAATCATATCAAGCACAGTCGCAACCTTATACAATTCACCATTTGGTGAAATTGTTTCTGGGTATATTGATCTTAGGGATGCAAATGCTAGATTTCTGCGTGAATATGGAGTTGTTAATGTATTTAATATATTTGGGTCTTGATCAAGCTGTCCAGTCACCATTAGCAATAAAGCTTTTTTAAGTTCTCTTGAAGCATCAGTGCCGCCAAACAAAGCAGCCTGCATCATGTTCAACTCAGGATCTGTTGAACCTGGCTGGAATGCGCTAGTCAATCCAGGGATTCCTGTCTTTTTCTTAGTGAGAGCGTCTAATACAAACTCTGGAGTATAGTACTTAGTCTCTTGATTTCTTGTAATTGTTTTTCTAAACTCATCCATGATCGGTGATTCTGGAGTGTACATTCCTGGATTCATAGCTATTTGAGTTGCAAACCCAGTGCTGGTTTTATCAGTTACACCAGAACCTTTTCCTGTTTTTACAGAGAACATTGGATATTGTTTTTTAAATGTTGGATCAAACAAACTTTTTTTGCTAAATATTGCTGCGACTGAACTTGCAATAGCATCTTCAAAATCATTATTAGAAATAACACTTTCAGGATATCTCAATCTGAGCATTGCCTTGGTGTACTTGCCAATATATCCAAGCTGTGATTCATACAAACTTGCTTTTCTCAGAGAGAGAATATTATCAATACCCTCACCGCTTGGGAAAGCTAGGTCAACTCCAGCGTTAACAAAAAGATCATGAAATTCATTTGAAGATAACATTATTTCATTTGCAAATTCATCAAGATCAAGTCTTTGTCTAACATTAAATATCTTAGCCATCATCTCTGATTCAACATTTGGTTTTCTAAAATTAATCTTCTCTAATAGATCTGGTATTGTAAGTTTTGCCTTCTTGGAGAAAGCTGGATTTAGCGGATCTGCAAGAGGTCTTCCTGGAAGGATTGGGTTCCCATATTTATCAAATGTTGATTTGTAGTACTTTTCTTCACTCCCAAACATGTCATAGACAGGTAACTTAGGAAGACCTGCGGTTTCTCTGTTAGCAAAAACTTCTGAAGCGGTATAATATCCTCTCTGTGTTCTTGTAAGATATTTTTGATAAAAGCTGTCATATGCGGAAGCATATTTATCTTGAACTAATGATGTCGCACTCTTGAATATCCCTGGTTTTTTAACTACTGCACTAGAAGCAGCAGATGCACCCATGCCTGGAACTTCATCAAGTGGAATCCAACTGAACGGATCTGATGGATCTTGAGTCATTTCAGTTAATCTAATTGAGGGAGTAGGAACTGTGCCTGCTGAGCGATTGCCAAGCAATTGTTCTAGTATATATTGTCTTCTTTGAATCAATGATGTCGCATAGTTTAATGCAGTATTGTTGTGTGGAATAACTGAATGAGCAATCTCTGATATTCTTTCTGGTGTTATTAGTTTCAATTTCTGCGCTGAAGCAGCCATATCCTCTGGAGACATTGAGCCGAAAACTTTGGATGCATTAAGATATGATCCATGATTGAGAGGATCTGTTGTCATGCTCTTAAGCTCACCGACAATGTTGGTAAACTGTGTATGAGTATCTGGATTTGACATCTTAGGTTTTCCAGTTCCAGTGAACTTCAGTGAACCACCAGCGTCAATTCTTACTGGAACCCCAGACTCTGAATTAAGAATATTAGGGGTATCCCAACCAATAACATCGTAGTTACCTAACCATGCATCAACTGCAAAATCTTTTTGGATCAATTTAATATAATCAGGCGATGATAACTGATCAGCAAATGAGTTTAGATTGGTTGCTTTTGGAATGATTTCTGAAATGAGTGCTGGACCATTATCAGTCATAATCGTTTTCAAATTAGTTGTTGCAACACCTAGCTCTCTATAAAGAGCATTTGCAAGCAATTCGTTTTCAATAAGTTCTTGAGTCGTTGCGTATTGACTTGTTGGCTGTTTCACATAATACTGAAGTTTGCTGGATGGGTTTTCGTAGAGTCCTCCTGGGTTAAATCCTTGCTTTTCACCAATCTTAACCAGGCTTGAGAAATCCAATTCAGGTTCTACTGAGGAGCGAACCTGGGCATTAGAAGCAGCAATAAGAGTATCAATAGAACTACTAGGACTACCAGCCATAGTGGTATCAATGAAGCTACCAGAACCAATTGACCCAAATTTAGGACTAAAGCCGCCTTGAGGCATTGTCATTCTTCCATTCAAAACATCAGCAATCAATGTAGATGGTGCTTTGCCAAATGTTTGTTTTATTGCCCCTGCTGGGTCATATAGATTGTTAAAACCGATTAGTTCTGGAGCTATTGGTGTCTTAGCCCCTCCAGTCATTTTTGCATAAGAAGACTGTATTCTTCCTAACAGGTTTTTATTAGATAGAACAGTTGTTAATCTATGAGCTCCAGCCTTACTTGCAGATGAACTTAGTGCTCCAGAAACCGCAGCAGCACCTCCTTCACCAAGAGTTGCTGTTAAAATAGATGCCCCTATTTTTGAAGTTGCTGCACGAGATATACCTGTTTTAACCGCACTGTTTATAAAACTTCCACCACCTAATGTTCCAATGCCGATTGAGTCCATAATTGCTTTATCACCCGCTAGAGCAAAAGCTGTTTTTTTCCAACCTGGTATTTTTTCTCCAGACATTCTTTCATAAGTATTTAGCTCATTCATTGCTGTTTGATATGGTTTACCAACAGTTGTTAGCTGACCATATTTACGAGGAACAAGAGGTATAGAAGCACCAGTTCCATAAAATAAATCATTTTGCCTTCTTGCGATATTATTAAGAGGATTTTGACTCTTAGAAGGTATAGCTGTTTCAATAAGCCCAGCAGCTGCGTTATATAAACTTACACCACCTACAACACCAAGTTGTTTAACAGAGTCTGCCACAGAATAAGCAAACTTACCAGTGCCTATTGCAAAATCACTTGCTTTAAAAATTGCTTTCTCAACAAGATTTAGACCTTTTTCTTTTTTCCAATTAAACGGTTCATCTGCAACTTTTTTAATTTGCTGCTCTACCCTATCTGCAGACCCTCTTGTGTTTGAAGCTGTACCTTTCTTTCCACCTGGAACTTGACCACCCTTAATGAATTTTGGAATAAGGTTATTATTCATCTTATTCAAAGCACCTACACCGATTCTTGAAACCGCCTTCGCATTAAGAATGTATTCTCCACCATGAAGAAGTGTTGGTACACCTTCTTGTGTTGGCGCTGGGATGAAGCCCTCTGGATACCCTTGATTTTGATTTTGCGCTCTTGATGGAATTATTCCACCCTTCTTGAAGCCCTTGTAATTTCCAATAAATTCTTGATATGTAAGCGCTCTTAAATTTCTGGCGGCTCTAAGTTCATTATTTCTTGCAAAAGCATCTGCCCTACCCGTTCCAGCATATGTACCTGTAGGATTAAGAGGAGTGCTGCTACCTGGAGTTCCACCACCTGGTCCACCCGCTGCTGCATCTGCAGCGCCTGCTGCTGCATCTTTTGCTGCATCTGCGGCTGCTTTTAGTTCAAGGTATTTATTAATTGCTGGATCAAGACTCTTTCTTAGCTTCTCCATCAGTGCTGGGTTTAGATCCACCATGTTCTGGAAGCTTCTAAGGATGCTTAGGTTTCCATCAATGATTGCTTGATTGAAAACCTTTGTTGGCTCTGCTTCATCCAGTGCCTTCTTAAAGTTTGTAATGAAATCGTTCTTAACCTCATCTAAGAACTTGGTCTTCATATCCGTAAAGTTCTGAGCGAGACCAGATGTTATTACACCGAACGAATCAATTACTAACTGCTTTCCTTCACCGAACTGTACTCCCATTCCAGCGAGCATTCCGATAGTAATACCAATTACAGTGTTTTCACTCTTATCAGATCCAAGACCAAATTTTTCTTTTGCTACTAATACAAGTTCGTCAAGATTTGTTGCAAATGGTCCAATAACCTTGTTTGGCATCTTGTCTGCAATTGTGGTTGCAAAACTTTCAAACATCGTACCAAATGTTGTATTCATATTGGTAGCGTTTGTTTCTGTTAATGTTTGAAGTTCTTGTAGTTGCGCCGTGTACTGCTCAACAGTAACTGGTGCAATCTTTGTAATTAGAGCAGCAGACTCTTGGAACTTAGCAATTGATTCCTCAAAGAATAATGAAGCCGCATCTTTTGCTTCGTTAATAGCTTCCTTGAGAGCATCAAGGTTTTCTTTTGCGAGATCCTTTGACCTTTCTTGCTCAATTGTTAAAAGGTCACTACTAAATCCTTTTTCATCAGCGCTCTGCTGAAGCTGTAGCATTCTTGCGTCATCAACACGACCTTCATAAACAGCCAATGCGTAGTTTCTACGGAACTGCTCATTACTAAGAGCTTGGTTGTCAATAATCTTTCTTCTATTGTTTTCGTATTCTTTCTTCTTGGTAAGTGATTCTTCTGCCTTTTCAAGCTTACCAAGTGTTTTGATTTGGACATCAAATACTTTTAGAGCAGATGTTTTTTGCTTTTCAAGAGCCTTAACGGATGCATCTACAAACTTAGTTAATGCATCTGCCATCTCTCCAGCAACATAATCTTGAAGTTTCTGAATGGCATCAACAATGCCCTCCTCAATGGCTTTTGCAATTTTTCCAGTAGCGTCAGACTCTTCAAAGCCATCACCAAAGGAGTTACCCATGATTTCGCCAGCTTCTTCACCAGTTTCTTCTGCTGCGTCTTTAATCTTTGTATCATTACTGATTTTACCCTCGGCTGAGCTGATACCCTTAGATACACCCTTATCTAGCAGTCCAGTTGCTGCGTTAGCTACTGCATCAATGGCACCACTAGCAGCATTTTTACCCGCATCAACCAATCCATAAAGACCGTCAATAACGAAATTGATACTGTCACCAATCCATCCAAATATTCCACCAACACCTGGAATTCTTTCAAGGAAACTAAACACTTTAGCAACAGCTTTTGGAATTAGTGTAAAGTATCCGATTATCAACTTAATTCCACCAGCGGTGATCCACACCATTCCCTTTAGCAAAGCGGCAATTAACTTAATAACAATCTTTACTGCACCAGAGGTAGCGGCAACAAGGTAATCAAAAGCTTTACCCCAGTTGCCTTGGAATATTGAAACAACAAACATTACGATATCAATAATCATGTACAGATATGGCTGAATAAAGTTTTCAACCAGCATCTTAAACCAAGAAGCTACCTTTTGTAATACTTTTCCAACTACTTCAAATGCTTTTGAAAGACCGCCAACAGCATCTCCACCTTTCTTAGAACCACCACCGATTATTGAAAACAAATCCACAAACGGTTGGATCAGTAACAGAATGGCTTCTTTAAATATTGCCCATGCATTCTTAACTCTTAATATCGCACCAGAAGCTTTATCTTTAAAAGCACTAAAGTTTTTAACAATGATATAAACAGCAACTCCGATACCAAGCATGATTGCACCGATACCAGTTGATATGAGAGCAACCTTCATTAGCTTAAGAGCAATTGTTCCAAGCTTTGTAGCCTTCATGAAGCCAGTCATTGCGGTTGTCATTGTTCTGATTACACCAGTACCACCACCACCAGCCATCTGTTGAATCTGCATTGCTTGAACTGCGGCTTTAGCGCCTTGTACCGACTTTGTATAAGCGGCTACTGGACCAGCGTTAAATGCAGCTGACGCTAGACCTCTAATATTTCCTGCACCAGTTGCAATCCCTCCACGGGTAGGTAGCATTCCTCTTGCAAAACCTCTTCCTGTTACGCCAGTAGCTGAAGTAAATGAATCAGCCAAACCAGGAAGCGCCGCTGTTCTTCTTGCTATTGCACCACCAATACCACCACGAGCAATTCTTAATGCTCTATCTTCAGTAATATCTACAAGACCTCTCTTTGTAGCAAGCCTTGCTCCACCAGCACCAGTTCTTGATATTCCAGCATCTGTGAGCATGGACTCTCTTAACACTGATGCTTCAGAAATTTTTCCAAGAATGTTACCACCAACAAAACCACCCCTTGGACCAATTACACGACCACGAGCATTAAGTCGCATATTATTAGCAGAAAGCATACTTGCTTCATTTCTAAGATACTGATCTACACCCAGTCTTCCTGTTGCTGCATGAGAAAGCCTCGCTGCTCTGTTTGCATTGATGGCACTTGTTCTAGCAGCGCCTGTAAGTCCAGTTAATGGTGTTGGGGTTGGAGCAATATTGCCAGGGAGTGTGATGTTGCGACCAACTCTTGTTGGCATACCAATCATTGATGATGCTGTACCGCCAGCAGGTGCAAAACTTGGAAGCATAGAAAGTGGTTGTTTCTTGCCAAGGAAACTGTTATACATATCTGTCATTGCCGTGGTTGCTTTCTTTGCTCCACCAGCAATTCCTACAAGACCACCTTCAAAATTCTTTAACTTCGGTAAGAAGAATGTAGCTGCTCTTCCAAGCACACCGATAGATGATTGCATTGTTCCTAATGCAAGAATTACTGGTGCCATTACTGCTAAGAAACCGAGGAAGCCAAGAATTAATTTGGATATTCTTTCTCTTGTTGTGTCACTTAGTGCTTGCCATTTTAGATAAAGATTGTTGATCGTATCAGACAGTTTCTTTAATGATGGAGTTACATTTCTAAGTACATCTGCAGCAAAGTTTTTAAATGCAATCTTAATTCTCTGCGTAGCAACCGAAAGAGATTTCAATGACTGCTCTAATTCCATGTTTGCTACATCAGCAGCACCAGATGCACCTGCGAGCTCAACAAGCATTGCACGACCAGCCTGTGTTTTTACCTGGCTGATTAAGTCAATGTCTTCATTCAACTTCTTCTCTTTAATCAGCTTAGCTACAGCATCTCGTGCCTCCATAGCACCTTTCTTTTCTGCTGCTGTAATACCACCGCCTGCACCTTTGCCTTTAAACCCATCAACCAATGCTCCAACTTCAGCAGTAGCAATTCTTGCGATAACACCAATATCACTAAACTGACTTATTGTTTCTGGAAGTGCTGTACCGTTGAGTTTATTAAAGGCTCTGATGGATCCTTCAGCAACACCTGCCATTAATCTTTCTGGTGATTGATTAGCATTAACATTTTTCAAAGCAGCATCAAACTGATTCAATTGTTCAATAGCAACATACATTCTTGGACCCTGACGCTTTTCAAATATTTCAGACATCAGTTTCAGTCCAGCTTCAGTGTTTTTTCCACCTTCAACAACTTTTCCAAAAATATCAACAATAGCCTGAAGTCCTGTTAGACCAGTCTTTGTTGATTCGCTAAATGCGTTACCAGATTTGCCAGTAACACCATATTGCTTAGAAAGTTTTGCTAGTAGTTCAACATTTTGCTTAGTAGGTACAATTGCTCTCTGAAGAGAAACTTTAATTGAGTTTGCAGAAGCACCAATATCAAAACCAGCAGCCTTCATTGGTGCAAGCAAAGCTGCTGCTTCTGTCATTGACAGACCGAAGCTCAAAGCCATACCACCAAGTTCAGGCAATGAATCAGCAAGGTCTTTCAACGAAAGTGCGGTGACATTTTCAATTGTGTTGAACATATTGAGCTGAACTGTTGCTGACGCTATAGCTTTAGATTCACGATCAGCGGCTGATGTTACTTCATCAAATGCGCCAGCAACCTCGTATGCTCTCGTTGCATTAAAGAACAAAGCCGAGGATAGATCTTGTGCACCAGATGCATCCATTCCTCCCAATTTTTCTGCAGCTAATGCTAATTCAGTAAGTGCTACAATATTTTCATTTGCAGTAACACCAAGTTCTGCAAAATCAACAGCCAGGCTAACTACTAAATCTTTTGCGACACCAAATCTTGCGCTTTGCTCGGTCAAAGCAGTATTTAGCTCTCTAAAGGAGTCGGTCATTTGCTTGACTCTTTTCTCCTTGTCTGGACCAAGATAATCTTTAAGCTTTGAGTTTGCTTGATCCGTTGTCATAGCAACGCCTTCAAGAACCTTTGTCAATCTTACAAATTGCTCATCAACCTTCAACAAGCTCTGGAAGCCCATTCTTGCAAATAGAAGGATTGGAGCTGTGAGGTTAATCATCAAGCTTCTACCAACGAACTGTGCGTCTTTACCAATTCGTTGTAGCTTTAGTGATATTGAACTAAGGTCTGAACCAAATGCTCTAATTCGCAAACCTCTTAGGGTTGAATTAAATTGCTTTAATTCATTCCTGCTTTGAATTAGTTCTCTACCAAACGCTGTGGTTGTACCACCAGCTGATTGAATAGCCATAGCGTATGACTTGATGTTTGATTGAACACGCTTAGTCTCTGCGCCAAGAGCCTTCTGATTTGCAATCATCTGCTTGGCAGTCTTCGCATGATCATTCATGCTTCTGTTTGTCATTCCAAGAGCTTTGTTCACAGCTCGGCTGTGAGCATCAAGCTTGCTCATTGGTACCGTAATACCCCTTAGATTGAGGGCTAAGGCTCTAGTAGCGGCGCTAAGGTTAGTAATATCCTTAACGCCATTAGTATGTACATTAATTATTAGATCAACATCAGACATGTTTGTACCAACAAATATTATCCCATTTTTTTAGATAATCAGCAATCATTAATCTGCTTGATATCCCAATGGAATGCCGAAGTTCATTACTTCAAATGGTCTCATTGGCTCATCTGGCACTCTATCTTCTGGCGAGTACCAGTCATCTTCAAAGTCAACATCAGCGCCTTGAGCCAAGGCGAGCGCTTTGATATTCTTACTGAATTCATTAGTACAAGCTCGGTACAATAGAAACATCTCATGAAGGATTAGAGATTCTTCTAATTCCTCTAGATTTTTCCATGCACCGACCTGTACAAATATTTCTGATTCATATTTGAGAAGGGGAATCTCATTCCATGACAAGGGTTCACCACCCTCGCCATCCCCGTTTATTGGTTTGGGTCGTTACCCATTGCTGCAGCCATTACTTCACCAAATGTTCTAAGGTCAAGAATGTCTTCAAGCAAATCACGATTTGCAGCCAACTCTGGATCAGCCTTTCTCAGTGCGATTGAGGCTGCTGCGATCATCTTATCAATGTCCTCATCAGTCATTCCAGCTTCGTCATTGGACTTCATATCGTTTGCAACCTTCATGAATTCACGAAGGTGCTTAATTGTCAAAGGCTTTACAATTCTCTTCTTTCCATCAGAAAATGTAATCTCAGTACCCTTAAACAGATCAGTATTTGTTGCCATTTTTTATGTGCTCCTTGTTTTATAATAATGGGAATAATGCAAAAACTCCCAAGTTTCAGTATATCATACCGACTCTCAGGAGTTTTCGCTTAGTACAAACTTTTGGTTTTAATTAGATTTGGTCAATGATCTTGCCATATTCGTAACCAGTGTCACCGACTACTGGAAGAACACGGAACGAAACTTCAAAAACTGAAGCTTCTGCTCTCTTCATTGATAGCATTGAAGTGGTCATTGACACTGCTCGCTTAGTGTTAAACTTGCGTGTCTTTGTCACTGATGCTGTTGAACCTGGGGCATATCCAGTTACCTGGAGTGCGTACTCAAATGGGTACACGCTCTGTGAACCGAACAACAAGGTCTTGGTGTTTGCGCCATCATTGTTTGCTTTGATGTCATCTCCACCAGTTGTATTGTCGTAGCTCCATGCTGTTGCAAGGTTGTTAAGAGTTCCTTCTGCGAGGGTTGTCTTAACCATTACTTTCACCTTTGACTGAATGACCTTTGCTGCGTCACCGTACTGGTCAATTTCAATGTCAACCATGTCTGGTTCCCACGAAATTTCAAGACCACCTTGGGTTGCGCCCACATCTGTCAAGCTATCAAAATCTGAGTTTGTCATCGTGATGTTGGAAACACCAGTTTTTACTGTTGCTTCACCAACTACGATATTGGAAGTTGTTACTGCCATTTTACTATCCTCCTGTTATTCAAGGACAAATATTTTCTTGCCCTTGCGATCTCGCCATTTAGAAATCTTTACGGCGTGATCTAATTTTATTTCATCTGAGCGGCGACCTATTCCTACGCCTTTTTGCCACTCAAACTCATAAACCTCTTTACCTAGTTTCACGGAAAACCCTGGGGTCTTGCCGATGTATGTAATTACATTATACTTCATATACTTTTATGATACCACAAATATATCAGAGGCTCACTGAGAACAGCGAGAAATCAAGGTCCATTTGGTACCAACCTTCTTTTTCAATAGGCTCTGACAAAGAACTTGATACCAGTTGTGAGCTAAGAACTCTTACGCTTGAACTGGCAACATTCCCTTGAATCTGATCCCCTTCTCCAAGGAGCTTGATTAATCTTTCTGAGATTTGAAATAACCTGTCAACATCCGAATCATAAATAGAGTATCTAATTGCGTCATACCTGTTCCAGTATGACTCAACAGATGGGATATGTGGATTGTAATAGTAAATTACAAAAGGAGCTGTTTCTGTGCTGTAACCAATTACTGGGAAAAAATTCATAACTTTCCCAGCAATATTAGCCAGAGTGGTATCTGCCTTAAGGTAAGTGTTTATAGAATAGACGCTAATTGGCATAAACTACCTTACCACATCCACCCCGCCAGCACCTCTTGCGGTAAAACCTTGTCTAATAAATTCTTGTTTAAGGTTTTTAATAATAACTTGTTTTGCAATCTCTCTAATTTCTTTTCTTTTTGAAGGAATCGCTACTTTTCTAACAGCTCTATAGAACTCCGAATAGCCTTGTGCAACAGAGGCTGATCTTACTTTCATAATCCCATTTCCTTTTCCTCTGATTACACCACCACCTTTTTTACCAGTTAAAAGAATTGCAGATCCGATCTGGATGTTTCCACCATCTTTTCTAAATGACCCTTTTGGATATGGTTTTACTTTTAAAGTCATGCCTGTTGGACCAAATGGAATGATTTCGTATTGTAAATACTTTGCAGCCCTTCCTAGATCGGCTGTTGCCATCTTCATGTCACGCTTTGACCTCATCATTGCCTGCACTTGTGCATGCTGAACTCGGACTGGTAGGACTGAATAGTAAATAGCAGCCATCTCTGTTTGAATCAAAGCTGACTTGTTAACCCGAATACTAAGCATTTTCCGTAATCTTCCTACAGGTTAAAAGAATCATTCTAACCTTACCGTTATAACCAGTTCTTTTATCAATGTTTACAATCTCTACTGGATAATCAACTATTGAATTACCGTAGCGGTCAACTACATTTTGAATTTTATTGCTATAGTTTGCATACTGAGCATCTTTGTGTGAAATAAAAAATTCAACCTCGTCAATATTTGCAACATACGGATATGTTCTTCTTTCAGAAGACATTGACTGATACAGGGCTTTAATTGTTCCCGACATTGTGTATGATGTTGTTTGTTGCCCAGCAGCATTAACAGATGTTGTCTTAGTGTAGACATCCATTTTGTGCGGAAGGTTTATAAAAACACCGTTAGACATTTAAACCACATAGTCCATTACAAACAGCGTGTAGTCCATAAGAAGGACATCTGCA